CAACTTAAAAGAGAATTGCATTACAAATGTGAGATTGGTGAAAAGGGAGAATGGGAATGTAAAGGAGCAAATGATTACCTTAATAGAGTATTTGATGTATTAGACGAGTATTGGCAGTAAATATTAGACACTTGCACATTTTTTAATTATGTGCTACAATATATGCAACGGTCTAAAGCAGACGATGACCATAGGTGCAAATCCTATCTTGTAAACTCAAGTCGTATAAAAAACATACTCCACGGGAGATACAAATGAAAAACTATACTGATGATCCTCAGTTGAGGTCATTGAAGGATGTTGTTAGTGATCCTAAAAATAAACTAAACAAAATTAAATTTGCAAAGGGTGCTTTATATAAAAATCAAATTCATATAAACTCTTCAGAAAATAATATTGATAAAAAAATTTATTCTGCTTTTGTAAGAGCATCTAAGTTATTAATTAGTGCATCATATCAAAGGTATATTTGTACAACTACTATTAAAAAAGCAAAGCAATTTAACTATTTGTTATGTCAAACATTAGTTATTGCTATGCGTCCAGACGGTTCACTAGTCATTATCGATGGTCAGCATAAAGCAATTATGGCTTTTCTTTCTGGAGAAGACTTAGATCTTCCATGTCAAATTTACAAGCATGATATCAGTGCTACTTTGGCACAGTGTATTGAATTTGAAGCAAAATTGTTTCAAGACTTAAATACATCAAGAAAAAACACAAGCACACTTGATAAGCATCGTGCAGGTCTTTCATATGGTGATCCAGAATCTGTTGAGTTCCAAGATAACTTTATTTCTGTTGGAATACAGGCAGATGGTATTGGTTATGATCAAGGAATTGAAGTTAACGGTTGGGCAAAAGCTGTTGAGTCAATTGGTAAATGGAAGATTTTACCTACCAAAAAAGCAGTTGATTTACTAAGGCCAATTTATGAAACTAAGTGGGGTTTAGATTATGTCGATGGTTCTATGATTGGTGGACTTGCTGCTACATTTAATTTAATAGAAGCATGTGGTTCTGGCACTAAAGCAGAAGGGTTACAAAATTATCTTGATAATTACTTTTCAAATGTTTCTAGGTCTAAATGGACTGAAAATACTAGAGGTCAATCTGATGTTCTTATTGCAAGAAAGATTGTTGCCAAGTATAATGATCTTTGTGATCAAGGTATCATCAAAGGTGCCACCATAGGTGAAGATTTGTTGACAAATAACAAATTAAAAAATCCTGGTGTATTGTAATTATCTATTAGGGGTTGATAACCCCTTTTTTTATGGGGGTAATCCTACCCCCCTTTTTTTATGTTTTGTGCTTAAATAGTAATGTCGCCTTCGGGGACATAATTTACACTCGCTTACTAAGGAGAACCATGACTAACATACAGAGATATAGTGCTTCAGATCTTCCAGAACTAATGGAAAAGATCGCAAGAAACAGCATAGGGTTAGATGATTATTTCCAACAATTTTGGAATACAAATACAAATGCTAATTATCCACCATACAATATCGTACATGTAAACAATGTTGAATCCAGATTAGAGATTGCACTTGCAGGATTCAAAAAGAAAGAGGTTAAAGTTTACACAGAATATGGAAAGATATTCGTAGAAGGAACTAAAGAGAAGAAAGAAGAAGAAACCTATAGTCACAAAGGACTAGCACAGAGATCATTCTCAAGGCAGTGGTCACTATCTGACGATGTAGAAGTTAAAGATGTAACTTTTGCAGACGGACTTCTTACAATTACATTAGGTAAGATTGTTCCAGAACATCATGCTAAAAAGGTATATCTATGATATAATAAGTCCATTGGACTTTTTAAATGGATTACAAATCATCAGGTGTAGATATTGAAGCTGGAAACAAATTTGTTGAGAGCATCAAAGCAACCATTAAGTCCACTCACAGACCACAAGTCTTGGGTGGATTTGGTGGTTTTAATGGCATGACTAGAATTCCAGAGGGATACAAAAAACCTGTATTGGTTTCTGGAGCAGATGGGGTTGGAACTAAATTAAAACTTGCACAAGCATGGAAAATGCATCGTGGTGTTGGTATAGATTTAGTTGCAATGTGTGTAAATGATGTCATTACCTGTGGTGCAGAACCATTATACTTTTTAGACTATATTGCAACAGGTAAGATTAATCAAATTATATTAGAGGAAGTGATAGATGGTATAGCTAGTGGATGTGCAATATCTGGATGTTCTTTGCTTGGAGGAGAAACTGCAGAGATGCCTTTGATGTATGAAGCAAATGAATATGATTTAGCAGGTTTTTGTACTGGTGTTGTTGAAGAAGATGAAATTATTGATGGTAGTAAAATCAAAGAAGGAGATAAGATAATCGGTATCGCAAGTAGCGGAGTTCATAGTAATGGATTTAGTATAATAAATGAATTGATTTGGGGTAGGTCTAAAGGCCCATTAGATTTTTTGATGAATCCACATGAATTGATGACACCAACCAGAATCTATGCACCAATTATCAGATATATAAAACACAAAGTTCCAATACTTGGAATGGCACATATCACTGGTGGTGGTTTAGTAGAGAATTTGCCAAGGTGCATTCCTGATGGTCTGAATGTGGATATAGATTATAACTCATGGCCATTTCCTAGTGTCTTTCATGAAATAATGATGGCAGGTGAAATTCCAGAAGAAGAGATGAAAAGAGTATTTAATCTTGGTATTGGATTCTGTATTATTGTATCTGATAAGCATGTTGAACAAACAATAAAACTAATTGGAAAAGATTGTTGGACAATTGGAAAAATTGTGTTATAATATATTCGTCAGAGAAATACTGGCTGCGGTTATGCCCTTTGGTAGGTTCAGCATAAGCGGCTATAGGAATCTACCACTCTAATTAAGATTAACTATGAGCATAAAACTTGCACTACTAAAATCTGGAGAAGAGGTAATTGCTGACATATCAGAGTTTCGACAAGAAGAAACTGATATATTAGTATCTTATCTTTTTAGAAAACCATATTGTATTAAGATTAAAACATCTGAAGTTTTAGTTGAAGACGAAAGTAAACCAAAACATCAACTTGCTTATTACAAATGGATGACATTATCTAAGGATGATGATATTATTGTAAATAAAGATTGGGTGGTTTGTATCACAGAACCACTTGATTCAGTTAAAAAAAATTACGAGGAGAAAATGAATGGAAGACGATTTGATGATACAGACGAATCTAGCAACGGATCAGGAAGTGGAACCAGCGAACACAGTCCAAGTATTGTGCTTAGTGAATCAAATGATTCTGATAGCAGAGATTGATGAAGTCCTAGCAGATATCGGTCAACCTGATTGTAAACTAATTAACCCATGTGTTATAATAGATGGGAAAATTTCTAAGTGGATGTCAGACTTAACTCCTAATAAAGAAATGTTTATGAGTTCTGACAAGATATTAACATTAGTTGACCCAACAAAGAAATTGCTTGACGAATATAGTAAAATTA